AGAATATCAGGGGTTTGTCTATATGATAACAGAACTTGATACTGGAAAAAAGTATATTGGTAAAAAGTTTTTCTGGAAGCCAAAGATTTTGCCAATTACTAAAACACGCAAAAAACGCGTTAGAACACGTGTAGAAAGTAACTGGCGCGAGTACTATGGAAGTTCTAAAGAGGTGCAGGAGCTTGTAGAATACAAGGGCTCTGATAGCTTTAAACGTGAGATTCTAAGGTTATGTAGGACAAAGGGCGAATGTAGCTACTATGAAGCTAAGCTACAATTTGAGTATGACGTCTTACTAAAAGATGATTTTTATAATGAATTTATTGGGTGCAAAATTCACAGTAAGCATATAAAGTAGTTGACTTATTTAAAATATGCTATATAATACATTATAGATGATGTGGAGGTGGGATAATGATCCTTGTAGATTATAGCGCTATTGCTATTAGTAATGTAGTAACTCAGAAATTAGAAATTGAGGAAGACTTGATTCGTCATATGATTCTCAATAGTCTTAGAATGCATAGAGCTAAGCACCGAGAAAAGTTTGGTGAGCTTGTATTGTGTATTGACGGTTCTAAGAACTGGCGTAAAGAGATATACCCTCAATATAAACATAAACGTAAAGATGCTCGTAAAGAGTCTAAGATGGACTGGAATGAAGTCTTTCGTATTATGAATATGGTTAAGGAAGAGATTAAAGAGAACTTTCCATATAAAGTAGTAGAAGTAGATGAAGTGGAAGCTGATGATATAATCGGTGTTCTATGTGAAGACACTCAAGAGTTTGGTCGTGGACAAGATGTAATGATTATCTCTGGTGATAAAGATTTTGCTCAACTTCAAAAGTATAAGAATATATATCAATACTCTCCAATAACAAGAAAGTATATTAAAGAAGCTACTCCCCGTAAGCAACTTATGGAGCTTATACTTAAAGGAGATACTGCTGATGGAGTACCTAATGTACTATCAGGAGATAATGTATTTGTAGATGGAGAGCGTCAGACTCCTTTAAGACAGAAGAAGATTGACGAACTAATAAACGACCCTAAGGCTCTAGGAGAAGAAGTTTATCGTAACTATTTACGTAATAAAAAGTTAATTGATTTGACCGAAACTCCTGAACCCCTAAAAGAGAAGATTATATATAACTATGAAAGCCAGGATAAGTGGGATAACAAAGGTAAAGTATTTCCTTATCTTGTTGAAAAACGTTGTCGTAGATTATTAGAAGATGTAAAGGACTTTATATAGTATGGTGAACCAAACAACATTATATACTTTTGAACATTTAGAAAAAGTATCTAAAGCTAAAAACAAAGCTGATAAAGTAAAACTCTTACAAAAACAAAACAATAACTGGCCATTAAAAGATATACTTAGAGGTACTTTTGATGATGCTGTACAATGGTTACTTCCAAGTGGACCTGTACCATATGATCCTGCTGCAGATAACTCTCATCCGTCCAATTGGACTCAACACAATAAGAAATTAGCTTATTTTGTAAAGGGAGGTCCAGGAGAAAAAATGAATACAATAAAAAGAGAGAAAATGTTTTTAGACATTCTCGAGACCGTGCACCCTCGGGATGCTGAACTTCTTGTTGGTATGATCAATAAGAAGTTGCCAATTAAAGGTGTCACAAAGGCTCTAGTAAAGGAGGCTTTTCCAAATCTCATCTTGCGTTAATTTATAGGAGAAATATTTACTTATGAGTAAAATACAACTTGATAGACTAAAAAAAGATTTAATGGAACTTGGTAGTTATATGGACAAAGTAAAACAAAAAGGTAAGTTAGATCTTTTATCAAAGTTGAAACGTAAACAAGATTTTTTAAAATCTAAATTGGAAACTTCGAGCTAGGAGGGGGGACTAGCGCAAGCTAGTCCCTTTAATATATGCCAACATATACAATGATTAACATTAAGACTAAAGAAGAAAAAGACATGATTCTATCTTTATCTGAAAGAGAAGAGCTCTTGTCTAAAGGTGAGTATACACAGAAGCTCTCTACTGCAAAGTTTATATCTCAGCACGGTATGACAATTAATAAAGCTGGTAATGGATGGAAAGATGTACTAGGTAAAGTCTCAAGTGGCTCACCTCGTAATAATATGAATACGTAGTAGTAATAATGCAACGAAAAAAATCTATTAATAATTCTATGACGGTTAAGTTGAGCGATCTTCTTCAATTTGACCCTCTCACGTTAAATCAAGAACAGGCCTTTAAGGCTTGGGAGGAAGGAGACAATCTTGTCTTAACTGGTACAGCAGGTACAGGTAAAACATTTTTAGCTTTATATCTTGCTTTAGAAGAGATGCTAGATAATAATACAGAATATGATAAAATATTACTAGTAAGATCAATGGTACCTACAAGAGAGATGGGATTCCTTCCTGGAGATAAAGAAGCTAAAGAAGATGTATTCTTATCACCTTATAAAGGTATATGCTATGAATTGTTTGGAGATAAATCTTCGTATAACAAAATGGTCACTGCTGGCCAATTGAAGTTTGAATCTACTTCTTACATACGAGGAACAACCTTTGATAATTCTATATTGATAGTTGACGAGATGCAAAATTTAAATTTTCATGAATTAGATTCTGTGATCACTAGAGTAGGAAGACACAGTAAGATTATTTTTAGTGGTGATTACAAACAAAGTGATTTTAAATACAACGACGACAAGCAAGGTATAATTAAATTTCTACACATAGTTGAACAATTAAAAAACTTCACTATAATTAATTTTGGATGGGAAGATATTGTAAGATCTGATTTCGTCCGAGATTATATTATGACAAAAGAAATGCTAGGATACTGAGAGGAGCACATGGCAAAATATTCTAGGTACGACCCCCGCAACAAAAAACACGGAAGACACAAAACAGAATCTATAGAAGGACTTAGTCGGATTCGGGAAGTTAATTATAAAGACAGTAGAGTCTTATTACAAGAAGTGATGCATGACGATGAGCACGATTATGACAACCTCGACAACCAGCAACTCAAAGGCTGATCTTCCAAATCATATACACGTATTTAAAGTCGATCAACATGAAGATTATAAATCTCTACTACTGAGTAGTGTAGAGAATATGATATCTACAAACAACATTCAGCCTAACGAAAAGGGATATTATTATGATTTCAACATCCCCAAAGCTCCAAGAACTTATCAACCTTTAGTAGAGACCTTATTGTATCCATACGCTATGGAGATTGCTGAACTTTATGGTTTGAAAATTCAGCGAGGGCGAGGACAAATCCATGATGGATCGAGTGAGTTGCACACGTTTCCAAATATGTGGTGGTTTCAACAATACAAGCAAGGATCTGATTTTGGTTGGCATCAGCACAGTGGCCATTGGGCGTTGGTGTATTATCTTGAACTACCCGAAATGTCGGAGTCAACTGAATTTTTAAACTATGATAACATATCTGTTGAGGAGGGCGATGTAATATTTTTTCCTACATTTCTAGTACACAGATCCCCTATCATAACAAGCAACATGAGAAAAACCATTATTGCTACTAATATTGAATTTACTGTAGATAGAGAAATGATAGACTTATATGGTAGACAATCTTTTAAACATTGACGATCATTACTTACGATACCCCCTTGATCAGTGGGGAGGAACCGATCTTAATAATCCCGACATGATAAATCCCTGGCTCGAGATTCAAAAAATTGTAAATCCTAAAAAAGTTATTGAGATTGGCATGTGGGCAGGACACGCCTCTTTAGTAATGATGACTGTGTTTGAAAACTTACAATCGCTCGTGAGTTATGACCCCAGCAATGTATCTGAACTTAATGCTAGACAAATAAAAAAATATTGGCCTAAGCATAATTTTTTCAAAGAGGCTATACAGAACAGAGAGTACAGACACACAGATATCGATTTGGTATTTGTTGATGGAAATCATTTAGGAGACCAGCCACGTAAAGATTTAAGATCATGTATGAAAATTAAACCACGTTACATATTAGCAGATAATATTGAATTGAAAGATGTTAGAAATGCTTTAAAAATACATTACAAAATGTTTGACGTCAAATACGATCCAAAGTATTTTTTCTACACTAATGAAAAGTACAGTTCTGAGCAGCAGTACTTTGCTAGGTCACCTGGTATTATGGGATTATTTAAAATGGAAAACAATTATGCAGATTAGCTCTTTACTTAATTTAAGATTTAAATACGAAACAATTGTATCGTATCGAAAAGCGTTTGATTTACCTTCATATAGCAGCGATGTTGAAAGTTTAAAATGGTTTATAAATAATGGACACAGAAACAATCGCTTTAGAAAGCGTTACAAGGAAGCTAAAGATATAGCTGTAATTATAATTAATGAATATGAAAAGCATTTGGGATGTATGGGTAGGTGATTGGCGTGACAATTATGGCGTAGATAATATACGCTGGAAAACTACAGTAGGTATTGGGGATTCTATGTATGGACTCAACATTGCTCATATGAGAGCATTTGTTAACCAAAAACCTACAAAATTTGAATTACATTTTTTTCATCCGAAGGATTATTATCATCATTATGAAGATCCAGAGTCGGTTTACGATAGATATGAGTTCGTAAGAAAAAGATACATGTGGCCTGATATGGTAAATGTGGATGTGGTATTTAACAGCGTCGACACTAAATTATACAAGAAGTTTTATGAAGGTATAACTAGAAGACAAAAATCAGAATTGTACAGATATTGGGCCTTTGATCCAACTATTGATACCACTCCTATAGATCGAAAAATATGTCTCTGGCGACCAACCTTTAATGTGAGTCAGCAATTGTCTGGTTATAAAATGCCCATGCTAGATCATGAATGGCAGAGATTGATAGATAGATTGAAAGATTTTGGTTGGACAGTTTCCGAAGTTGATTATAGAACACCTATTCATGAAGTGTTGTATCATATAAGAACCTGTGAAGTTTGTGTGTCGTACGAGGGGATGTATCATTACATCTGTAAAAATTTATTTAAACCTCATATTGTGTTTAGTAGTAGCAACATTACTAGATGGCATACTCCTGCTGCGATCTTAATAAAGGACGGAACGTGGTACATCGATCGAGATTTAAAAAAGTTTGAGTACACTGTAGAGCACGCTATTGAAAAAGCAGAAGTTTATAAACAATATTATTTTAGATTTGTTAATGGGTGGTAAGATGGAAATAGATCGCGCAGTTATAGAAGTAAATGGTGGATGTAACTACACTTGCCAAATGTGTCCTCAAACAACAGCAGAAGGTAAAACTGGCGCTAGAGGAAAAAACTGGACTGGTATAATGCCTTTAAGTGAGTTTAAAGGCTATGTTAACCAGTTAGTTGATAAGGGTCTAAATGTAGTTAATCTAGATGGATCTGGTGAAGCAACTACTGTAAGAAATTTACCTGAGTATATTAAAGTGGTTACTGATGCTGGAGTTCAATCTGTTATATTTTCTAATGGATATAGAATGCATGGTAATTATATGCAAGAATGTGTAGATGCAGGTCTTGGCTTTTTTAGATTTTCTATAGTCGGATATTCTTATGAAACATATCATAAATGGATGAACAGTAAAAACTTCTATCGTACTGTTTCTAACTTACATGAAATGAAACGCTACGTAGTTAAGTCAAAATCTAAATGCACAGTTGCAACTTATCACCTTATACTAGATAATAACAATATAGAGTATGAAGTAGAAGAGTATAAAAAAATTGTAGCAAGTGCAAATGTACAAACAGAGATTTGGAAGATGCATAATTGGAGTGGAGTTTATGAACCGGATTATGACAGAGAGGGTAGTAGAAAAACTTGTGGTAGACCATTTTCCCCTGATCTTGTTATTAGAGCTGGTGGTCTTAGCGGTGCCACTGGCGCTATACACCCTTGCTGTCAAGTGTTAGGTAGAGATGATGAAGCTGTTTTAGGTCATGGATCAAAAAATTCTTTAGAAGATATCTGGTACGGTGATAAATACAATCAACTAAGAAAAGACCATGAACTAGGCAATTGGCCTAGCTATTGTGAAGGATGTGACTTTTTAATTGACGATCCAGAAGTTTTAGTATATACTAATCATGGTAGAGAAAATTACAAAATGTACGGCACAAAATTTAGCTTAGAAGATTACAGATGATAGAAGATCCCCTACACTTTCCAAAAGATATTCCAGTCTACATGATGATTGACATGGGAGCTTTGGATCAAATGACTACTGCTATTCCTGTTGTTAATTCGTGGGAGAGATTTGGATACACAGTAAAAAAGATACAACACCTCAAATCATACGAAGTCGATTTTCAATTAGGATTTGAAGGAGACATGATAACAGCTTCGAGAGGATTGAGGCAACAATGGTATAACCACTATAGAATGTGGAAAAAAATAAGAGCACGGGGAGAGAAAAGTATTGTCATTGGACATAGGAACTATCTACAAACTGATATTCCTAGAATTATTTATGATAGATTGCCCTTTTTCCCTTTTCAACTACAATACAACCGTATTGTCAAAAATCGACCTATAGAGCATGAGCAATATTCAGGAGGATACTTCATTACACCTGAATGGGCCAATGATCTAATTAATATATACAAACACTCCAACATTAAAACAGAACTTGACAAAGAACGATCTATATGGTTACCTGAACTAGAAAACTATCCTTTTGAAATATACACCTTAGAGTATGTCTAATGCAAATAATAATGATTCGTATTGCAGAACATCCTGTGTCTGTAATGTATTCGAGAATATGTGAAGATTCCTGGAAAAAGTTTGGCTACAAGATAAACTTTTTTGATGCCGTAACTCCAAAAGATTTAGTTTACAGAAACGAGTTAACTTTTAAAAAAGATCGTTATTCTGATACTGAGAAGGCTGTTTGGTATAGTCATTACGACCTGTGGGTAGAGTGTGCCAAAAGGCACGAAACAATGATAGTATTAGAACATGATAGTTTCCTGCATAAAAAAATAGATGATCTTAAAAACCATAAATTTAAATTTCTATCTTTCATTAACAGAGACTTTGGAAATAATAAAGGTAGGTACTTAGCTCCTGGATCTGGATATTTTGTAAGACCTGAGGTAGCTAGAGCTTTAGTAGACCGTGCAAAAAACAATACTATTCAACAACAATTAGATGGTTTTATCAGTGTTACTAATTGGGAACATTGGAAACAAATTGGACGTCTTGTAGATAAGAAATCGCATGAGGAAGTGATTAAAGTCCTTCCAATAGAGCAGATAAATATTGATGGATGGAATACTATAGACCACAATAACCCTAATAGAAAATTTATTGGTGATAATTATGAAGACTTTGATTTATCAGGTGTACACGGGGAATCGTAAAAAACTTTACGACTTTTGCACAACTTCAGTTAAACAGTATGCAGAAAGAGTAGGTGCTGACTATATTTGTCAGCGTCAACCAATTCTTATGATTAAACCTGATCCTTTTGATACGAATCGTTCAA